ACGTTCTGCTATAGCGATAAACTTATGGGACCCAAAGCCAACAGGTGATTTGAAAGAAGAATGAGATCGTTACGCCACTTCTTAGTTCGTGTACCAAACGTCACGAAGGACACCATAGAGATTAATGGTGAGACCATGTATCTGGATACTAAGTTCGATGAGTTCAATCACAGGACTATGGACGGGGAGGTTGTCGCCACTCCTGCTAAATACGAAACAGAAGTAGAGGTAGGAGACACCATGTACTTTCATCACCATGTAGTACTTGGGGGTAATCACCTCATGCTGTCTGATGAGACCACTCAGTTAGAGGAAACAAAGAAGCGTGGTCAGTTCATTGACCCAGACGATGATATCTATGTAGTGTACTACGACGGTAATCGTGATCCAATATCCACACAAGCGTATGCATTCAAGAGCAAAAGAACCGGAGAGATTCGGTTACTTAGCGATTGGATATTCCTTGTACCAGAAGACCAGGAAGAGCCAGAGGAGGAAGAATACGAATTTGGAGACCATGTGATATACCTTCTTCCAAAGAAGGAAGAGCCAGAGGAGAAGTTTGGTTACGTCAAGTGGTCCTCACCTAAGTTGGAAGAACTCGGCTTAGAGCCAGGAGATAAGGTGCTGATTAGAAAGAATGCTGACTACGAGATGGAGGTAGACGGAGAGAGGCTGTACAGAACTTATTTGAAATCAATCCATGGCAAAGTCGAAGAAGTATAACAACATTGATACCGCAGAGCGCTTGATGCAAGCGATGCAGATTGCGATAGAGAACATGATTAACGAGATACAGAAGCCCGTGGATCAGGAACTCAGTGGTTCCCAGAGAAAGGCGGAGTTGCAATCCATTAAGCAAACAGCGGTTGATGCAAAAGAACTAATTGTTGAAAGAGAAAGACTTGAGCAACTCATTAAAGGACTTAAGCAAGATGGAGAAATCAAAGAAGAACGAGACTACTCCGGAGGATTTGCAGAGCAATACTCCAAGTAGTCAAGTCTTCATTTACTGGGATTATTAAATGGCGGGACTGGTAGAAATAGAAGAGGAGATTGTAGTCAGTATATGCCCTGACAAAACCGAAGGAGACGTCAGGCTATACTTTGACTTACCCATACAGTTCCCTAAGAAACCCGCTAAGAAAGACATACTGTTCCATGACAAGCCCAAGGAAGAGCAACGCTGGGTGAGAGAGGAACTACCACAAGAACTCAGAAGGATACGTTCTATGGAGGAGTGGATGGAAATGCCAGAAGCATTCCGAAAGAAACACACCCCATACATTAGTCAAGAATACAAAAGAAGAAGAAATGGAGTATGGTTCTACAACAACGGGGTACCTACCTACATCACAGGAAACCACTACTTTTTCCTACAGTGGTGTAAGATTGATATCGGATACCCATCGTACCTCGACTTTCAACGGGAACTATTCGTACACCTTGAAGCCTGTATAGCAGACCCACGCTGTATAGGGCAGATATACGTAAAGTGTCGTCGATCTGGATACACGAATATGTCGGCGGCTATCCTGGTAAACGAAGGTACACAGGTTAAGGAGAAACTACTGGGCATCATGTCAAAGACAGGATCAGATGCGCAGGAGAATATATTCATGAAGAAGGTGGTGCCTATCTATAAGTCACTGCCTTTCTTCTTTAAACCTATTCAAGATGGTACTACCAACCCAAGGATGGAATTGGCTTTTAGAGAGCCTTCAAAGCGTATCACAAAGAAGAACAAAACTTCTTCCAGAGGAGAGGCGCTTAACACAATTATTAACTGGAAGAATACCACCAACAACGCATACGATGGTGAAAAACTCCACATCCTGTATCTGGATGAGGCAGGTAAATGGGAAAAAGGTAATGATATACGAGAAGCCTGGAGGATACAGCGCACTTGTTTGTTGGTAGGTAGAAAGATTGTGGGCAAAGCACTGGTAGGCAGTACAGTAAACCCACTGGACAGAGGAGGCACTCAATACCGAGAGATGTATTACTCGAGTGATGTCAATGAGAGAAACGCAAACGGAAGAACGAAGACAGGCTTATACGGCTGCTTTATACCAGCGTACGACGCATTAGAAGGATTCTTTGATATCTATGGTATGCCTGTAATAGACGACCCAGAGAAACCAATCATAGGACTTGAGGGTGAGTATATAAGCATAGGCGCAAAGACCTACTTGAAGAACGAAAGAAAAGGACTGGCAGGAGATTCTTACGAACTCAATGAGGTAATTAGACAGTTCCCTTTCACTGAGGCTGAGGCGTTTAGAGATAGCGCCAAGGCTTCTTTATTTAATGTCCAGAAGATATACGAGCAGATAGAATACAATCAAGACCTGTTCCCATCACCCGTTGTTGTAGGGAACTTCAATTGGGCAAACGGTGTACAAGACAGCGAGGTTGTATTTAGTCCAGATCCAAACGGGAGATGGAGAGTAGCATGGATGCCCCCAGTAGATTTAAGAAACAAGACCAAACCAGAAAACAACTGGCTGGGCTGTGCTGGTGTGGATAGTTATGATATTGACGCCACTGTAGACGGACGTGGTTCTAAGGGTGCGTGTCACTTCTTCAATAAGTTTAACATGACGTATCCGTCCAACATGTTTGTGGCAGAGTATGCGTCACGTCCACCGTTGGCTAAGATATTCTATGAAGACATACTGATGGCTGCTAAGTTCTATGGTTACCCTGTACTGATTGAGAACAACAAGTATGGAATCGCAAGGTACTTTGAATCAAGGGGTTACGACCACTTCTTATTAGACAGGCCCGCTCACCTAACGTCCAGTTACGGAAGCAAGACCAAGACCAAGGGTATACCATCCAACTCAGCGGATGTAATACAGGCACATGCACAGGCTATTGAATCGTACATACACGCACACGTAGGATTGAACGAGGAGACCCTTGAGTTTGGTAAGATGTACTTTGAAAGAACCCTCGAGGATTGGATTAATTTTAAGATAGACGATCGTACCAAATATGACCTTTCAATCTCGAGTGGATTAGCACTTCTTGCAGCGCAGGGGCATAAGCCAGAGAAACCAAAAAGTGATTTCACTGGCAAGCAATTCTTCCGTAAAGGTCAGATAATTATACGAAGATAATAAGAGGTATATTTGCAGTAGTAGCAATCTTGAGTATGGACAACGAATACAAAAATGGACAATCCTCCTTTCCGGACCCATTGGCGCCAGTAGAGGAGAAGATGTCTAACGAATACGGCCTATCGTATGCGAAGGCTATGTTTGCTCAATGGATTGGTAGTGACTATCAGAACTCTCTATATGGGAGAAGAAACAGCGAGTTTGAGCGCTGTAGAGATTACGCACAAGGAACGCAGGACACATCAATCTATAGACAAATACTAAACTCTCTTGAGAATAATAATGGCGATGGAACATTATTAACGCTGGACTATACGCCAGTGCCTATCGTTCCTAAGTTCGTCAAGATTGTTGTTAACAAGATTCTTTCCAAAGAACCATACCCACAGATTGAGGCTATTGACCCGCTCTCTAAATCAGAGAAGGATAAGAAAAAGAATGCTACAGTATTGCGTATTGAGAATCGCGATATGATTGAAGAGGCTAAGTCACTTGGCCTTAATGTAAAACAAGACCCATCACAACTTCCAGAGACTCCAGAGGAGACTGAGATATTCCTGGACACCAACATCAAAACGGACGCAGAAATCTCTGCGCAGATTGCTACTGAGATGACATTGAAGTGGAACGACTTCAATCAATCTATCTACCGTCGTTGTGTCGAAGACTTGACCACTCTTGGTATGGGTGTTGCTAAACGAAGCAACGACCCTAACTACGGAATCAAGGAAGAGTATGTAGACCCAAAGAAGTTTATCCACAACTACACGGATGATCCAAACTTCACGGAACTAACTTATGCTGGACACTTTAAGTACATCACGATTATGGACTTGAGGCGTATTGCTGGTAACCAGTTCACTGAAGCGCAGTATGAGGAGATTGCTAAGACGGTAATGAACAAGTATGGTAATAACCCTACACAGTTCTCTACTACTGGGTATACTTACGACAGACCAGGAACCAGGTACCGTCAAGGATATGACGAGTACAAGATTGAAATCCTGGACTTTGAATACATGTCTGTTGATGACATCATCTACGAGAAGAAGGAGTCAGCATACGGGAACATTGGTTTCTACTACAAGGGTAATGAGTACAACGCACCTCAGCAATCTGTATACAACAGAGAGGCGGTGTACATGAAGAACGCAACTGTATATGGTGGTTCGTACATCACAGGCACAGAGCACATCTTCAACTACGGGCCCAAGAAGAACATTCCTAAGAACGTACACGACATCTCACGTGCACGTTTATCATACAGCATTGTCGCAACCAATATCCGTGGAATGATACCAAAGTCAATGGTATCCTCTGTTATCGGATTTGCCGACATGCTCCAGATTACACACTTGAAACTTCAACAGTCTATTGCGAAAGCGAAACCAGATGGACTCATCATTGATATTGAAGGATTAGAGAACGTACAACTTGGACGTGGTGGAGAACTACAACCGTTAGAAATCCAGGACATCTATGAACAAACTGGTGTGTTCTATTACCGCAGCAAGAATCCAGAAGGAGGATTCCAAAACCCACCTGTTCGAGAAATCGGAAACCGTATCCGTAACATCCAGGAACTGGTGGCGCTATACAACCACTACCTCGGAATGATTAGAGATGCCACAGGTATTAACGAGGTGATGGACGGCTCTACACCAAAAGGAGAAGCGCTCGTAGGTGTGAATCAGATGGCGATGGCTGCAGGTAACAATGCGATATTCGATATCACGAATGCCGCTATGGTTCTGTACAAAAAAGTATGTGATGATATTGTACGCTGTCTACAGGTTATTCCGCCAGAGAGTATCCTTTATAAAGTTTATACGAACGCTGTTGGGGAGACCAACATGGCTGTTCTAAGTTCATTTGACAACCTGGCCATGTACAACTTTGGCGTCATGGTTGTTACTGAGATGAACGATACAGACAAACAATACCTTGAACAAAACATTCAGATTGCACTTGGACAAAGAGAAATTGATCTTGAAGATGCGATTGCCATTCGTCAAATCAAAGACGTTGAGCAGGCTGAAAGACTCTTGGTTGTTCGCAGAAAGAAACGAATCAAGCAGCAACAAGAACAAGCCCAGCAGCAAGCACAAGTAACAGCGGAAGTAAATGCTCAGCAAACCCAGATGGCAGCACAGATGGAGATGCAGAAGAAACAAATGGATGCGCAGATAGAAGCGCAGCGCATGCAATTAGAAGCACAGGTCAAAGCGCAGTTGATTCAACTTGAGTACCAGTATAAGATTGAAATCGAGAAGATGAAAGGAGAGTACGGGGTAGTTGAGCAACAAATAGAAAGCGGTAATCGAATGATGGCGGATGCCGAATCAGAGAGACGCAAAGACCAACGAATAGACAAACAAGCCTTGGCTCAAAGTAAATTGATCGCACAGCGTCAAGGGCAACGCCCACCGCTTGACCAAGACGTAGTAACTAACCTAACACTATCATAAAAATGGGATGCTCATCTTGTGGATCTGGGGCTTGCGGTTGTAGCAATCCCACTAATGTAGACCTAAACAGCGCAGCGCAAATAAACATTTGCTGCCGCAGAGGGGATACCTTTACCCTAAACTCAGCAGTAAAAGATACTGATGGTACAGCGATAGACTTAACGCTGTATACTTTTAAAATGGAAGTGAGAGAGTATGACGATGGACCTCTTATAATTCCAAGCACAGACATTACAATCACAGGCACTGCAGAGGGTGCCCTTGCTATTTCTATATCTGCTGCTGACATGCAGGTAGACGCAGGTACTTATGTGTGGGGTCTACAGGCTACGCTTATATCAGATAGCAGTGTAGACACGTGGTTTTACGGATTGTTTGACGTAGTGCAAGACATCGTACAATAAAAAATAAACTAAGCAAATGGCTATAGATATCACCATACAATCTGGATCAGGACTTGTTTTTGATTTGACTGTTCCTGCGGAGACAAGTATTGTTGTCACGAAGGGGGACGTTAAGCAATTACCTGGGGCCAAGGGCCAGAAGGGTGCACAAGGCGACAAAGGAGCCAAGGGCGCTCAAGGCACTGCTGGTGATAAAGGTCAAAAGGGCGCAGAGGGAATCAAGGGAGCCCAAGGAGCCAAGGGCGCTCAAGGAGACAAAGGAAGTCAAGGCGACAAAGGAGTTGCCGGTGACAAAGGCGACAAGGGACAAAAGGGAGAGATAGGCGTTAAAGGAGATACCGGAGCCAAAGGTAGCCAGGGAGACAAAGGAGATACAGGAGACAAAGGAGTTGCCGGCGATAAAGGAGATACAGGAGACAAAGGTCAAAAAGGTGAAGTCGGTGACAAAGGAACTACTGGTGACAAAGGTCAAAAAGGCGAGGTAGGAGACAAGGGTACGACTGGCGATAAGGGGCAAAAAGGTGAGGTAGGAGATAAAGGAACTACTGGAGATAAGGGACAAAAAGGGGAAGTTGGCGACAAAGGAACCGCTGGCGATAAAGGTCAGAAGGGGGAAGTTGGCGACAAGGGTCAGAAAGGCACTACTGGTGACAAAGGTCAAAAGGGTGTTACAGGTGACAAAGGTCAAAAGGGTGTTACAGGTGACAAGGGAGATACCGGAGCAAAAGGTGACCAAGGAATTAAAGGGGACACTGGCGCCAAGGGAGATAAAGGTCAGAAGGGTATTGACGGCTCCAAAGGAGATAAGGGTCAGACCGGAGATAAAGGTCAGAAGGGACAAACCGGAGACAAAGGACAAAAAGGAGAAGGCGGCGGAGAAGGCGCCAAGGGAGACAAAGGTCAGAAGGGAGACAAAGGACTGGACTCAGACGTTCCCGGTCCTAAAGGAGACAAGGGGCAGAAAGGAGATACCGGAGCCAAAGGAACTACTGGAGACAAAGGTGTTGCTGGTGATAAAGGCGCACAAGGAGAAAAGGGAGAGAAGGGTCAGAAGGGACGTATTGGTGAACAGGGTGACAAAGGACAAAAAGGTGACAAAGGTTTAGACTCAGACATTCCTGGTCCTAAAGGACAAAAGGGAGACCAAGGGGATAAAGGACAGAAAGGTACCACTGGTGACAAAGGAGTTACAGGTGATAAGGGTCAGAAAGGCGATAAAGGAGTTAAGGGTGACCTTGGACCAGCATCTGACATACCGGGCCCTAAAGGAGATAAAGGCGAGAAAGGCGAGAAGGGTCGTGATGGCGGCAGTGGTGCCAAAGGAGACCAGGGGGACAAGGGACAAAAAGGTGACCAAGGAATTAAAGGCGACCAAGGTGACAAGGGCGTTACAGGCGACAAGGGTCAGAAGGGTGACCTTGGACCCGCTTCAGATATCCCAGGACCAAAAGGTCAGAAGGGGGAAAAGGGAGAGAAAGGTAGAGACGGTGGCTCTGGGGCTAAAGGCGCACAGGGCGAAAAAGGTAATCAAGGCGCTAAAGGTATTCAAGGCGCTAAAGGTATTCAAGGTGACAAAGGTCAGAAAGGTGAGATAGGAGTTAAAGGTGACCAGGGCATCAAAGGTGCACAAGGCTCTAAAGGCGACC